ACGCGGGCGGAGTCGTACACCAAGGCATCACCGAAGACGCAGGCATCGTCGAATACCCACGCACCGCAACTCGCATCAAGATTCGCAGTGGACTCCACAAAACCGCCAAGATCGCCGGCGTGGACAACCTCGTTAATGTCCTTCAACGCGCGGATACGGTGCAGGGTATGCCCGCGCACCTCGATAGTCTCATCCGTCAACTCGTAGAAAAGGCCAGTGTTTTCACTCATCGCCATCACTCCACCCCCATATAGGCGAGAAACCATTCGCGAACATCACTCTTCGCATACATGTTGATAGGCCCATGCAGACCGAACTCATCACGATTCACCGCCCGCAGCTCGCCGCGCAGCGTTGCCTTTTTTACCGTGTCCCGCGACATTTGGTAGCCGAACTCATCACCGATTAGGTTTGCGGGGCCATCATAGGTGTACACGTACAGTGCAGAATCACTGCTCACTGTCCGCACCTCCCACACGCCGGGTAGATAGACTCTCAGCGAGACGGTCTAGCCCCTTCGGAGTCACCCGCACAGTAGGTGCAGGAACAAACGACTCACCGTTAGGCCGCCACCGCGGCATATTCACCTTCACCGCCAAGTAGCCACGCTCAACCGCATACTGCATAGGCTCCCAATAGCCGTGGCAGTGAGTCGTCCAGCCGAGCTCCTGCATCATCTTGAACAGGCGATCACGGCCAGTATCAACACCCCTACGAGAGTTCAACGCTTTAGCAGTATCCGCCACACTCATATCCCCAGAAGACCCGCAGAACGTCTCCCACGCCCCCGCCCTCGGCGCAAGCTCTTTTATCTGATGGTCTTTCTCCTCCAGCATGTTCTGAGCTTCGATCAGCGCGCGGGCGACAAGCTCCGGCCCAGACAACGCCGGAACATTGTTGCGCGCGCGTCTCTCGCACTCGATGAAGTACTGGCGAGCCTGCTTACCTAGAGGCGACCGTTGGATCATGCAGATCTCTTTAGCCATCTCCAACGAGATAATGTGATCAATACGAGGCCGACCACCAGCCTCAGAGGTTTTCCCCGATTTCGGGGTAAAGTCCTGACCAGCGATAAAGCCGTACTGGCACATATCTTTGAACCAGGTGCTGTAGTCTTTCCCAATCTCTAGGAATGCGTGGAGATCACGGCCGAGAACTGCCTGCGCCCCGTCGTTGTTCTGAATTGGTATCAGCTCAGATTGAGCTCTAGCAGGTAAATTGGTAGCATTAGACATGATTCAACTCCTCACAGTTGAGTCCACGCTCAGGGCGGTCGCAGCCGCGCCTGGGCTCTTTTTATTTCCCCCATAATGTATAATTGATTTTACATTATTGCAAGTATGGAGCGGAGAAGAAACAACAATTGCTTTTACTTCTGACGGTTCACAATCTGATAAACCGCAACCCGCGTCAAACCAGCCGCATGCGCGATATCCTCGCGGTTGACACCCGCTTTGAACGCCGCGACAATCGCCGCGTCCCGCTTCTCCTGTGCTCGCGTAATCTGCACAGTGGATTTCTTCACAGCTGCTAACAGACGCGCTGTTTCGTCGCGTTGCATAACCCGATTCTCCCACATCACGCAACGAGATCACCGCCCATCAACTTCCGCATAAAATACTGACGACCCTTGCCCGTAATCCGGGTAACCGTAGATACAAACGGCTCACGCCCAGCCGCCTGCACAACATGCTCAGTAACCTCGAACCATCCCCGCTCAATCGCATACTGAGTAGGCCGATTACGGTCAGAAGTTTTAGACGAGATCAGATAACCGTTATTACGGAACCACTCATACAGGCGTTTCTCGCCAGTCTCGTAGCCGTTCTGGCAGAGCTCCTTAGCGAACTCGCGGATAAGCATCGAACCTGAAGACGCGGCCACAGCATCAGCAAACAAGGCCTTAGGCGCGAGTTCCTTATTCTTGGCCTCCAACTCGACCCGGCGCGCCCGCTCATCCTTCAACTGAGTAGCAAGTGTGATGATGGTGTCCGGGTTAAGGAGAACTTCCTCGATCTTCTCTGGAGTCAGATACCCACCATGCTTACGGATGGAGGGGAGTACTTCGTCAAACACCCAGCGCTCAAACTTCTCAGCATCCGGCAATTTCGAGTTAGCGATAAGCCGGTAGAGGTCGCCCTCAGTGATGAAGCGTGCCTGCTGCATTCCTCCTGCTGTTTGAAGGGGGTAGCGTTTCGCGACCCCCTTACAATGCTTAGAGAGTGCGTCATTTGTATTTGCGTACCCGAGTGCGGCGGCAACATCCTTACCACAGAACATGGGCGTACCGTCCTGCTCGCACACGATACGAATAGCGTTGCCCTGGAAGTCGTACTGTGCGACTTCTTCCCTGGACTGATCAGTCATGATAGAATATCCTTTGACTCTTAGAGAATTTGAATTCTTTGTCTGGTGCCCCCGGTTGCTGCTGGGGGCACCTTTTTATGCAGCATCTTCTGTTCTGTAGACCATTGCGTCGAGAGGCAATCCAGTGATGTTCTGAAGACGAACAAGAGACTCCAGAAGTGGAGTAGCTTCTCCTTTGCGCCACTTCCTTACGGTCAGTCCAGAGACCCCAATTTGTGCTGCTAGTCGCTCATCTGACCGGTAGCCGGTTTTCTCCCGCGCTAGGTCAAGCACAGTTGCATCAAGTAGTATCGCCATTGCGCTCAACTCCTTTCGCTTTAACGCATCTTTTGTGCTTACACAAACAGTATTGCGCATATTGTGCGATTGCGCAAGCGGGGCCGCTAAGTTTTTAAAAAATGCAGGTCAATATGCAGGCAACTATTGCTCATTAAATGGTGAGTTACTATACTCAAAGTATGGAATTCGGAGAATGGCTAAGAAAAGTAACAGATGACACCATCCCCGTCATCGCCCGAAAAGTAGGGTTATCTCCACGCACGTTGCAGCATCAAGTACGCAACGACATCATGAACATCGAAAACGTCGTGAAGATTGCAGAAGCTTATTCGATTAATCCCGTGCGTGAACTCATCGATTTGGGATATATCAGCAGCGCTTGGGAGAAAGTCCCTGACATTGAGGGGGTGCTGCGTCTCGCAACTGACTCTCAGCTAACCGACGAGATACTGCGGAGGCTTGAAGCTGGCTCGAAAGCTTATCGCCGTCCGGTAGATGAGCTAATAAACGAGCGTGGGAATGTTATACCCATGCGCCATACTGATGTTCTCGCCCCACTCCCCGACCTAGAAAACCTCGACTACGTCGCCCAACACGACACCAACCAGCCCACCAATGATGAGTGCGCAGAACGCCACAACGGGCCTTAAACGCTTTAGCAGTATCTGCCCACTCATATCGCCGGAAGACCTGCAGAACGTCTCCCACGCCCCCGCTTTAGGGGTAAGCTCCTTCACCTTCGCCTGCTCATCCTTCAGCTGGTTAGCCAGGCTAATAATCGTGTCCGGGTTAAGGAGAACTTCCTCGATCTTCTCTGGAGTCAGATACCCACCATGCTTACGGAGTAATGGGAGGACTTCCTCGAATATCCACTTTTCGAACTCAACAGCGGATGGGAGTTTGGAGTGTGCGATGAGGCGATACATGTCGCCTTCACCAATGAACCGTGCTTTCTGGGTACGCCCGAGGCTGTCAACGATGGGGTGGTGAAACGCCACCCCACGGCAATGCTGCTTGATAGCGTTCACAGTGTCGGCATAACCGAGCACAGTGGCTACATCTTTAGCGCAAAACACCGGAGTGCCTTTTTCGTCGTACGTAGCGCGGATTGTGGTGTCTTTGAATACCAGTTGAGTCTGTCCAGAAAGATCGGTAAAATCATTCATAGTAAGGACTTCTTTCCTTATCTTTGCCCCCTGTTCCCTCCAGGGGGCTTTTCTTATTAGCGGGTGTATCGGCGGCGAAGTCTGATTTTTTCCAGATACTTGCGATTTTGCAGCTTTGCAAAATACAATGGAGGTATGAACAGCTCAAATTGGTGGAAGTATTTGGAACCGATTTTGCAAGGTCAGAGCTTTTCTGAGGCTGCAAAGATCGTTGGTATAAACTCGTCGAATTTCACGCGCTGGAAGAAAGGCGCGCGAGCCGACCCTGATTTCGTTGTGAAGATCGCCCGGGCGTACAACAGGAATGTTCTGGAAGCGCTCGTGGCTGCAGACTTCATCACCGAGGAAGAAGCAGGGCTGAAAGAAAGGGATAGCAGTGTCTCTGATCTCCGTACCGCTACTGGTGAGCAATTGGCGAATGAAGTTCTGCGTCGGATGAGCTAACGGAAAGCTATGACCCGCCTTATGAACCGCCTGAGGGTATAGAAGTGTTCCCACGGGTAGTCCAGGATGAGTCGGAGCCTGAGGAATTTGACCCTGAGCGTATGGCAGCCTGGCACGGCGAAACCGATCTACCGCCTGACGACCAGTTCAATGCATAAAGAAAGACCCACGGCTATGGCCGTGGGTCTCTTCTACATATGCAGCTAGCGGCTAGAGCGGCTGACCGTGGCAATCTCTGAACGGTGCACGTGCCATAAAGTTTCCAGCTCCGTCTGTCACTTCAACATCCATCAAACTGAAGTCTGGGTCTTTCGGCTTATAACCGCATCCGATGAGACGGCCAAAGTTATCGGCTGCATACTCCGCAATATCCTTATCGGTGTCGTGACCAATCTGCAGTCGCATTTCGACTGTGTAACGGTCAATAAAACCGAGCTTAGAGATCATGTACTCGTAGGGGAGTAGTTCATCCATAGGTTTGCCGCTTTCACCACCATATGCCCTCCTGCAGTAGTTTCGCAGGTCTTTAGAAGCATTGTCGATTTTGACCTGTTCAGCGGCCTGTTGTTGCCTATCTTCTTCCTCCCACTTTGGCCCATTCACGAAAATCACAATGCCAATAATGAGGATGATTACGGCGAAGATCGACCAGCCTATGGCCTTCTTCTTACGGCGTTTCTTGTCCTCTTCTTTGCGTTCCTGGGGGGTGAGGCTTGCGCGGCGTTCCTTCTCCTTACGCCTATATTCTTCAGCCTCTTTTCTCTTTTGCTCTTCAGCCGCCATTTTCTTTTCGACGTTTTGGCGGGCTTTGATGTCTTTCTCTATTTTCCTCTCACGGAGGCTCATGGAATCACCTGTTTCGGGAGCGGTCTTTGCTTCTACCGTATACCTGGTGTGTAACACGGGAGGAGGATTGTGTTTGGGATCGTGTTACAGCCCGCGTCTATTCTCGAACACATGTTTGATGTGGAGGATTTCGCCTGTTCATTGGGCATAAAGGTTGTGGAGTCGTCTAAGGCTAGGTTTGGCTACTTTTGCCGTGATACTGGCACGATTGTGGTGCCTACTGGTGTGCCAGCCCGTCTGCGTCGGAGCATGATCGCCCATGAGTTAGGTCATGCCGCCTATGGGCACACTGTGAGTGATGCTAAGGCTGAGAGGCAGGCGGATGAGTACGCCGCACGGCTGTTGATCACGGAGAAGGAATACCGGCGGGCGGAAACCATGTTTGGGCAGGATGTGGACACGCTCGCCTACGAACTGAACGTGACACCCTCGCTCATCATTGCGTGGCGTGAACAATTCTCAGAGACACGGTGCCAATGATTCCTGAGAAAAACCATAAGAGATTCTCAGTTATGCTATAATTTTTCTTAGAAATCCTAGTTACTTAACGAAAGGCCATCACCCTCATGGGGCGGTGGCCTTTACCCATACTTAGAAGGAAAAATTAGCGATGACTGATAAAAACGGTTACACGCCGTATTTCTACAGCAGCAATGCTGATCTTATCGGCGGATTTCGTGAACTAGTATCCGGCGTTCCCCGCTACACCAAGGCCGGAAACATTTTCGCCCGCGATCTCGGAGATGTCGCCATGATGGCACTGAACAGTGTTCCCGAGACCGCAAAGCTCGTATCTGGCCATATGGAGAACCGCGGTATTCGCCGCCCCATTGTCGAATTCGTCAATGACATGCGTGCGCTGAACACTACTGACCGCCTTATGCTGCGCTACGCGAACTCATGGCCGGCGGCTGCTGTTTGGGGTATTCATAACCTGTACCTAGCCTGGTGGGATTCCTACGTGGGTTCCCCGCGCACCATGTACAGCATGATTAATCTTGCTAAGTCCTTGAATGTGTTTAAGGATCCCCGCCCGTTCATGGATGCGGTTATCGGCGCGATTCGTCTTGTCTTCTTCCGTAACCCCAAGGCCAATATAGACCGCGCCATTTTCGACTACTTCAATGGCTTTGTTTACGGCCTTGCTTTCGCCTTCCGTGAGTGGGCTGACCAGGCGGGCTTCTATGTGGTGAACCGTGGCCGCTCGCTGGTGGGGCTTCCTCCGGTGGCGCCTCATATCCCGGTGCGTGCCCGGGATCGCCAGGTGCCGCGTTTCTGGAAGGAAATGTTCATGCCGCTCGTAGGCGATCATGTCGTCAACAACTACTAACTGGAATCATTCGTTTTTAATCTAAGGAAACACCATAATGGCTAACGAAATCACCCCCGCTGAGGGCGCTAAGACTATCGCACTCTATAAGCTCCCGTTCATCTCCCAGATTGCTGATTGGGCTGCAAAGAAAAACAAGCTCGCCTCTGTCGACGATCTACCCGCCTTTGCAGTAGGACAGGTGAAGGAACTCAAAGACCTGGTTATCTCCGTTGTGCGTAAACCCTCCATCTCCACCATTCGTCCCGCCCTGGAAAAATTCCTCAAGACCAGCTATAACCCGTTTACCGAGGTTGCTATCTTTATCGGCCTGGCTGGTTACCTGTTCGGCGGATTCAAGGGCGCTAACAAGCTCAACAAGCTTCCCATTGGTAAGGTCGGCGGGCTGATCACCAAACTGGTGAAGTACCTCCCCATGATCGCCAAAGTAGCCGGCAACTCCCGCGGCATCGTAGAGAAGATTCTGAAGGTGGTGAAGTAGACGATGGAGCTTATTCCCTCTGTCGATAAGTGGGTAACCGACCATCTCATCAAGTTTTCTGCTGAGAATCCCGAGTTCGGTATTAAAGGCTCAGATTCGGATGTGGACGCTTTCCTGAAGGTCGCTAAAAAGCTCGCTGAATTCGCTAAGACCCTCCCTACCTCTGCAAAGAACCCGGACAAGCTGATCTCCGATCTCCTGGACTATGCGTTTGCCGCTCTCGGAAACAGGTGGCTTGTCCCGGCTATCTACTATGTCGCCATTCGCGAGGTTATTAGCAAGACCTTCGGAAACGATGGCGTGGCGAAGATCTTCAACTGTGCTAAAGACGTTCTGTCGGAGCGTATGGAAGAGTCGAAGCCAGCTAAGCAAGCCAAGTAGGTGAGGTGCAATAATGTCTCACATTTTGGATTACGAAGTGCCAGTGGACTACACGCCACTGGATGCCCTGGCGCGTATCTTCACCGATCACAAAGCGGATATGCGCAAAACCGATGTCTACAAGGGCAAAATCACTACCCCGCGTGACGTTACACATGCTATCGGTGTCGCAATCACGGAGGCGACCGAGGAATCTATCCACGAGATTCTAAACGGCCTTCCTATGCGCGTGGGATTCGTCTACAACGACATGTCCCAACGGCAAAACGAGGACTATAACTCGGTAACCACAGATCCGTTTGACGCGTACAGTATTGATGGGTTTCTGGTTATCCTGGCACGCGATATGGCGCACCTATCGGGCGCTATCAACGATCTACTGTTGTTGAAGGGGCGTGCGTGGAATGCCCTCATCTGGGGCGCGTGGGCGAAGGTCAAGAAGGCCTGGCACGTTATCAACAATCCGAAACTTTTGGTGGGTGTAGCCTATGCCGCCTGGCTGGAGTTTAAGAAGATTCAACGCTTTATCCTCTTCCGTAACCCCGGCGCTAACCTCATCTGCTCATGGCTCATGGTCATCGTGAATATTAAACGTGTGTGGATCGTGGAAGCCTCCGCCCTCTACCACTCGATTCTGGATTACCTGAATATGGCGGATAAGAATAGGCAAATGATTCTCGGATTCCGCATCAACGTGCCCGGCATGGACGGCAAACAACAGGACGGAGTGCTAGCCCGAAAGATCAAGGCACGCATTGCCGCCGTTAAACGCATGTTGCGCCGGGCGTGGCATGAAGTCAGCTCGTATAGTCTCGGGCGGTTCTTGCAGGACGTTTTCGGTACCGGTTCCAAGGTTACCCGTAGCGCCACCTATGAGGGGCTGTATAAGAATATGCGGTCTAAGCGGTATCGACTGTGGCAGGATTCCACCCGGTACCCGAATGCCTACAAGCATGGCGGGTCGTATAAGCAGGAAACCTACCGTCGTCCGACGATGGCATCTCTTAACGGTCGGATTGCGTATCCCTAATGGGTAAGGATGTTTTGGCTGGCGTGGATGGTGTCTTGGGGCAGTGCACCGCTGTTACTGAGGCGCCTCCCGCCCGTACCCCACATCAGGTGTATAGGCCCTACATTACGGAGCCGTTCTGGGGCAACCACGCTAACCGGGTTCTGGCCTATCTCACCATGATGGGCGACCAATTCGACCGGGGCTTTTCCATCCCCGCTCAGTGGGACCCGCGTGGCCGCCTGGATGTCAACGTGATCGAGGCCGCGCCGGTATTGAATGCTAACCGGTGGAGTGTGAAACGCTGGGAGCTGGAGCAGCTGCACCGATTCTTCCTCCGCCTCTCACGCTCAACCAGCCGATTTGTTTTGCAGTCGATTGAGGCATTCCCACTGTTCCCGAATGTGAAAGTCTTGCTGCGCTATGGTGAGCGGTTGTTGATCTCTCGCATGGAGAGTGTGTGGAAGCTCCTTAAACCATTCGTGGAACCGATCTGGCGGGGGGCTAAAGACCTCTACTACGGGTGGCTGTGCTTCTACCGGAAGCATATTCGGACTAGTCGTATTCTGGGTATCCCGTCGCTGGTTCCTGCTGTGCTGTCTCCCGCTAATCTGCGGTATACGATGCCGTATGAGTGGGATGGGCTTTGGTCTTCCTCGATGTCTTTGATCTCGGTTCTGTGGGTGGGCGTGCATCTACCGTTGCTTATTCCGCCTTTGGTTGGAATTGTCTGGTCTTATGGCCCACTAGCATTAGGGGTCATCATTTTTTTCGTGGGTTGGGCTGTTGCCCTGGTTTACGCCATCATTTTCGGTGTTATATGGGCGGTTGCAGCATACATCTTAATTGGTTCAGCCTCGGCCGCGATTTTTGCACTGAACGGAGCCATCGCGGAGGCAGTATCTGGGGTTATTGCTCCTATCTTTGGGGAGGCTGCGGTAACCGCTATACTAATTTACCTGG